ACCCGGACCAAGAGGACGAATTCAAGCGGCTGTTCGGCGACCCGACCACGAAACCGGCGTCGAGCACCCCGCCCAAGATTTCCGGCGGCACGTCCCTGTCCGGGCCGTCGATGCTCACCAGCGACGAGGTCGAACGGCTCGAGCGGGCCCTCGGCCCCATCCGCGCGACCGCCGAAGTAGGCCACCCTCACGAGTTGATCGGAGTAGGCAGATGACGACCTCAACCATCCCGCGGGGCCGGGTCAGCCGCGCCGAGCTCGCCGCGGCCGGGCAGCGCCGCGGGGCCGCCCTCGCCAACCAGCATGCCGCCTCGCGCGACGGCGTCGGCCTGGGGCAGGTGCCCGTTTCGGCGGCCCGCAAGGGGCTCAGCTTCCCGGCGCACATGCTCGCCGACACGATCCGCTACAACGGGCAGGACATGGTCCGGCTGCGCGGCGTCGCGTCGGTCGTGGGCGTCTCGTACGAGATGTGGGACATGTTCGGGCCGTACACCGAGACGATCCGCCCGGACGCGTTCGATACCACCCTCGCAGCCAACCCCGACGTCGCGTTCCTGCTCAACCACGAGGGCATCACCATGGCCCGCACCATCGCCATGGTCGCGGGCAAGAAACCCACCCTCATGCTCGCAATGGTCGCCGGCCCCGAACCGACCGACAACGGCCTCGGCGTCGAGGCGTACGTCAACCCCAAGCGCGACGACATCGCGATCATGCTCTCCGCGATCGACGACGGCCTGATCACCGAGATGTCGTTCGCGTTCATGATCGTGCGCGGGTACTGGTCCGACGACTACATGTCGTTCGAAATCGCCGAGGTCGACATCCACCGCGGCGACGTGTCCGCTGTCAACTACGGCGCCAACCCGTACACCTCGATCGGCGCCCGGCAACGCCTGCTCCTCGACCAGGTGCGCGCCGCGTCGCTCCCCACCGCCACTGGCATCCTTCACGAGCTCGAGCGGCGAGGCGACCTCGACATCACCGCCGAGCTCGCCGGCGCGCGCCGCCCTGCACCGCCGGCGCCGGCGTCGCGGGTCGCGATCGCGGTAGCGGTCGACACCGACGCGGACGAGGACGACGACGAGGCCCTCATCTGCCCCAGCTGCGGGACCGCCAACGAGGCCGACGCGCTCTACTGCGACCAGTGCGGCACGTCGCTCGAGGGCGTTGCACCGGTGTCCGGGGCCCCCGTGTCGGGCGCCGGCGCGATGGCCGCCGCCTCGAGCGCGCCATCGCAACAGCGACTGTCCGGGCTCACCCTCACGTCCGTGAGGGCGATGTTCCCAGATGATCTACTAATGTAAGAGCACCAACGGCCCACCCGGGCCGACAACCTCACACGCGACGTACGACCGCGCCTCAGGCGGCGACGACTGCGAATGGACGCTCCCGGCGCCTCAGCCGGTGCCCGACGACTCAGGACGGGCCAAGAGCGAGAACGCAGCAGCGGAGAGAGCAGGTAATTCACTGCCATCCGTAGGAGTCACGCCAATGCCACCGACGGCAACCCTGAGTTTCGACGACATCGTCACCCAGATCGAGATCAAGCTCGAGCGCAACCGTAAGGAGCGCGCACGCGCGATCGAGGACGTCCGCATGATCTTTGCGCGGGCCAACGCATCGGGCCGCAACGAGCTCACCGAGGACGAGAAGGCCGACGTGCTGCGGGCCAAGGCCACCCGCGACCAGTGCGACCACGACGAGCCCGAGCTCGCGACGCAGCTGCGCGACGCTAAGGAAACCCGCGACGCTGAGCGGGCTGCCGACGACCACCTGCAGCAGCGCGCCAGCGGGGCCGTCGCGACCGCTACCGCGGCGACTGCCGCCCGGGCCCGGCCCGCGTACGACCAGGTCGCCCGCGTGGGCGCCGAGGAGCGGACGTACGACAAGTCCAAGGACCGCGACGGCGGCATGTTCCTCATGGACGTGCTGCGCAAGCAGCTGTACGGCGACCTCGAGTCGGAGTCGCGGCTGTCGCGGCATATGAACGAGGAGCGCGTCGAGCGGGGCCAGTACATGAAGCGCGCGGCCGGTACCGGTGCGTTCGCCGGCCTCACCGTCCCGCAGTACCTGACCGACATGTACGCCCCGGCCGTCGCCGCGCTGCGCCCGTTCGCGAACGTGTGCACGCATCACGACCTGCCGCCGGACGGCATGACGATCAACATCTCGCGGATCACGACCGCGACGTCGGCCGCCCTGCAGGCCACGGAGAACACGGCCGTGTCGGAGACCAACATCGACGACACGCTGCTCACCGAGAACGTGCAGACGATCGCGGGTCAGCAGACGCTGTCTCGTCAGGCGATCGACCGGGGCACCGGCGTCGACGGCGTTGTCATGGATGACCTGTTCCGCCGGTACGCGACCACGCTGGACAACACGCTCATCCTGCAGGCCACGACCGGCCTCAAGGGCGTCGCGACGACGCAGACGTACACCGACGCGTCGCCGACCACGCCCAAGATTTACGGGCAGATCGTGCAGGCGATGAGCTCCGTCGAGACCAACCTCTTGGCGTGGGCGCAGCCGGACGTCGCGATCATGCACCCGCGGCGCTGGTACGGGATGCTCTCCGCGGTCGGCCCGAACTGGCCGATGATCTTTACCGCGGGGGCGGGGCCGGTGCAGGCCACTGGTGTCAACCAGGGCATCGCGTACGCCGCCGGCGTGCGCGGCACCCTCGCGTGTGGACTGTCCGTTGTGGTCGACGCCAACCTCGAGACGAACCTCGGCGCCGGCACCAACCAGGACCAGATCTACGTGACCGCGACCCGGGAATGCCACCTGTGGGAGGACCCGAACGCGCCCGTGTTCATCCGGGCCGAGCAGCCGGCCGCCGCGTCGCTGGGCGTGCTGCTGGTGCTCTACGGCTACTTCGCCTACACGTTCCGCCGGTTCACTGGTTCCGCCATCAAGATCGACGGTACCGGGCTCATCACGCCGACCTTCGCCGGCACCTGATCGACCCCGCCGGGGCCCGGGCAACCGGGCCTCGGCGCCGGCGCCGCAACGGAGAAAGGCGCGACGATGGCCGTACTTCCCAACGCCGGGTTCGGGGCCGGCACGAACATGTGCACCGGCCTGGGCGGCAACGTCGAGGCGACCAACCGTGTGCAGCGCCGCGCCGACCGGATGGGCTACGGCGCGCTGCTGCGAATCACCACGGTCGTCGGCACGACGTGCACCTACCTCGTCGAGGGCTCGCCCGACAACGTCGCGTGGGTCGCGCAGCCGCTGCAGGACCTACCGACCGCCGGCGGGCCGCCCGGCACCCTCACGTCGGCCACGTTCGTCATCACGACCGCGGCGACGTTCTGGAAGCTGCTCCCGGTCGACATCCCCTGGATCTACCTACGGGTGACGTTCTCGGCGAACACGGGGATCACCAACACGATCGACCTATTCGCCTACTGAGGGGCACCCCATGACCACGACCCAGATCAAACAGGCAGGTGCGGCCAACCACGTATTCGGCTCGACCGTCTCAGTGGTGAGCGGCCAGCCCAGCCTGACCGACACCGCCGCCGGGTTCGGCCCCACCGACGTCGGCCGCACAGTCACCACGACCAACACCGCCGGCCGCAAGGTGCAGTCAGTCACCAACGCGAACGCCGCCGTGATGGACGGCAACGCGACCGGCAGCAGCGGCCCCCAGGCCCTCACCCTCGCGGCCGCGTTGGTGAACGTCACCAAGAAAACCAACGGCCACACCGACAAGACGTCGACGTACCTGCCGACGCTGCCGAACGGCTACAGCATCAACGCCCAGTCCGCGCTCAACGAGTGGACCAACTGTGGCGGCACGGGCACGACCGCGACCAGGTGCCAAAAGGCCCTCGCCGCCGTCGGGCTGGTCGTCCAAGAGACCTGATCGGAGTCGTCATGTCGAAGCTGCCGCCGCACCTCGAGCTCGGCCTCAACGAGCTCGACAACGCCGAGGCCCTCGGCGACCTCGAGGCCGAGAAGCGGGGCCACAAGATGCTCGCCGCGGCCGGGCTCGACCCGGACGAGGTCGGCGAGCACCGGGCCGCCCGCGCCGCCGAGCTCGAGGAGGAGGAGGAGCTCGAGGAGGAGGTCGACGAGGTGCCACAGACCAGGGCCGAGGCCAAGGCCGCAGCTGCCGCGGAGAGGGCCGCCGCCAAGGCCCAGGACGAGGCCCCAGAGGGCCGCAGCGCCAAGGCCGACAAGATGGCCAAGGCCGACGCGCCCGCGGGCGAGATGGGCTGAGGGTAGCTGGTGGCCGAGGTGCGGGTCCTGCAGACCTCGAACGTGACGCTTACGCACACGTTCGAGGTCGACGAGGTCGCGACCGACGCCGCCGGCCCGGTCACCTGGGCCCTATTCCACGCCGACGGCACCGCGGTAACCCCGGGCGGCACCGGCACCGCCAGCCACGACGGGCCCGGCCTGTACTCCATGGCCTTTCAAGCGCCGGCCGCGCCGGACGCTTGGACGCTGGCATGGACCGGGTCATTCGGCGGCGTCGCGGTCACCGTCACCGACGTCATCGACACCGTCGGCGCATTCATGTTCGGCATCGGCGAGGCCCGCCGCGCGCTGGGCGGGCCCACCGGCATGCCCGGGCTGGCCGACAAGAACAAGTACCCGACCTCGCTACTGGTCGACCAGCGCATCGCGGTCGAGCAGGAGGCCGAGGACATCGCCAACGTCGGGTTCGTGCCCCGGTTCGCCCGTGTCACGCTCGTCGGCAACAACACCGCCGAGATCCTGTGCCCGTTCATGCCCATCCGTAAGGTCCGCTCGATCTCCGTTGCTGGCGTCGTGTTCAACGCCGGCCAGCTGGCCCAGGTGCAGGGCACCGAGGCCGGGGTGCTGTTCTACCCGGGCGGCTGGATCCAGGGGTCGGGCTGGTTGGGCCCGTACGGCGGCCGCAACATCATCGCCGAGATCGAGTACGGCATGGACCGGCCGCCGGCGTACGTGCGCGATGCGGCCATCACCCGGCTACGGCAGCGCATCGGCGCGAACCAGTCACTGATGCCCGGCAACGCGATCCAGTGGACGACCCAGGACGGCGGCGTCTACCGGCTCGCCAGCCCCTCAGGTGTGTCGACCGGGTACCTCGACATCGACGCGGCCTACATCCGCGCCGGGTATCCGGGGCCGCTGTGAGCACCAACGCCTACGCCGCCAAGCGGGCCATCATCGACCGGCTCGCCGCCCTCGCCCAGCTGCCGGGCACGGCGCTCAACAACGTCGGCGCCGTCGTCCAATATGCGCTCGACCTCACCAACGCCGGCCCGGTCACCGTCTACGGCGGGGGCGTCGCGTTCGACCAGCCCGGCGACAACGACGCCGTCGACGGCGAGCGGAAAAAGATCGTCGAGGAGACAGCCACGATCGGGCTACACATCCGGGTCGCCGCCCAACCGCCCGGCGTCCAACCGATCCGCGACACCGACGCCGTCGCCGAGGAAGTCGGCGACTGGTTGGGCGACGAGCTCACCCGCAACCCGCGCATCGCCGGCGGGTCGAGCATCACCCGCATCCGCAGCGGGCAGGGCGACTACGGCCCAACCGAGGCGGCCGCCGTCTCGACCCTGACCTACTTGATTGAGACGACGAGTCACATGACCCTGCCGAGCACCTAGGAGCGCCAACCATGACGTTGTCCGGAACCAACATCAACCTGACGATCAACTCGCAGCAGATCGGCGGGCTCGACCTGCAGACCCAGGTGTCGACCCTCGCATTCCCTCGCGGGTTCGCCCTCGACAACGGCACCGGCGCGAACCAGGCCGACCGGCTGTTCTCCGACACCCGCACCATCGCGATCTCAGGCACCGATGACCTCGACCTCGCCGGCGTGCTCACCGACGCGTTCGGCGCGACATGCACGTTCGTCAAGGTCAAGGTCATCGCGGTCGCCGCGGCCGCGGCCAACACCAACACGGTCGTCGTCGGTAACGCCGCCGCGAACCAGTTCCAAGGCCCATTCGGCGCCGTGACCCACACCGTGGCCATCGCGCCCGGCGGGCTGTTCGTCGTGGGCCGCCCCGACGCCACCGGCTGGCCCGTCACGGCCGGCACCGGCGACCTACTGCGCATCGCCAACGGCGGGGCCGGGACGACCGTCAACTACGACATCGTCATCATCGGCACGTCGGCCTGATCAGGGCATGCCGTGGGCGTCCAAGCGCATGTGCGGTACGTACTCGACCCGGCGTCGGTCCGCGAGCTCAAGACCGACCCCCAGGTCGAAAAGTACATCCGCGACGTCGGCGAACAGTTCGCCCGACAGCTGCGCGAGGTCACCCCGGTTCACAGCGGCGCCGGCGCCGCATCCATCACCGCGCACGACTCCCGCGCCCAGGGCGCAACCGACGTCGGCTGGGACAAGACCCATTGGTATCTGATCTTTCCGGAGTACGGCACCAAGTTTCAGCCCGCGCAGCGTTTCGCCCGAGACCTGCTCTACGACAACTACCGAATCGACTAGGGGACGAACATGGGTAACCCCACGACCATCTCACTGGGCCCGGGCCAGCTGTACATCTCAGGCGTCAGCCTGACCGAACCAACCGACCTCGTCACCGCGTGGCCTTCCAACTTCGTCAACCTCGGCTACACCTTCGAAGGCAACAAGTTCGGCTACCAGCTCAACGTGGCCCCCGTCGAGGTCGCCGAGGAGCTCGACCCGATCCGCTACGCCCCGACCGGCCGCACGATCAAAGTGTCGTTCACCCTCGCCGAGGTCACCGCGACCAACCTCAAACGAGCTCTCAACGGCGGCACGATCACGACCGGGTCCGGGTTCGTCACCTTCGACCCGCCGGCGTTCGGCACCGAACAGCGCGCCATGTACGGCTGGCAGTCCGACGACTCACAAGAGCGCTGGATCTTCCGCCAGTGCCTGTCGACCGGCAACGTCGAGGTGTCCCGTAAGAAGGGCGCCGACAAGGCAGGGTTCCCGTTCGAGCTCAACTTGGAGAAGCCCGCCGGCGTGCAGCCGTTCCGGGCCATCTTCGCCAGCCCGGCGCGTGCCTGATGGCCCGCCGCGTCTACACCTCCAAGCCGCGCGAGGTCGAGCCGTTCGAGCTCGACGGGGTCGAGTTCACCCCGGGCAACGGCCTGTCCGTGCTCGACCTCACCGAGCTCGCCCGGTTCGCCGACAAAGAGGCGGCGTCACAAGAGGGCATCCAGGCCATCGGCGATTTCTTCCGCCAGCTGCTGGGCGACGACTACGACCGGTTCCGCGAACACTGCCGCACCCACAAGACCGACGAGGAGACGCTTCTACAGGTCATCACCGACCTCATGGAGGACCTCGCCGGCGGTTTCCCTACCAATCGGCCCTCGCCCTCGCAGCCTGGGCCGACGAACACTGGGCGTGGGTTGAGGGTCGTCTCGCTGTCGAATCGCTCCACAGTGGAGGTCCCGGTACTCACGGACGAACAGCTGCGGGAGCTCGAGCAGGAAGCGCAGCGCGACGCTTCCTGACCGGCCTCAGCCTCGGCGAGGGCCTGTCAGCCGTGTCGTACCTCGCCGACGAGTGGGGCTGGCGGCGTGACGTCCTGACCGGCCTGGGTATCGAGGCCGGCGAGCTCGACCGACGCGAGGACGCCCTCGTACCGGTCGCCGTCGCGCCCGTCGCCCGCGGCGCCGCCCGGGCCGCGGAGATCCGAGCGTTCGTCGCGGAGTTTGGGGGTGAGCTCGGCTAGTGGCAGGCAAGAAGATCGGCGAGGCGTTCATCCGGGTACGCCCCGACACCAAGGGGTTCGGCCCCGAGTTCAAATCGAACGCCGAGGCGTCCGGAACCGAGGTCGGCGAATCGTTCGCCCGCAAGCTCGTCGCGCGCGTCGCCGAGGTATTCGCCGCCGAGAAGGTGCTCGAGTTCCTCAAGGGTTCGGTTGAGCGGGCCGAGGAGTCCGAGAAGCTCGCCCGCCTCACCGAGGCCGTCGTCAAGTCGACCGGCGGGGCCGCGCACATCACCGCCGACCAAGTCGCCGAGCTCTCGACCCGCCTGTCCGGTCTGTCCGGTGTGGACGACGAACTGATCCGCCACGGCGAGAACGTGCTCCTCACCTTCACCCAGATCCGCAACGCCGCC